GACATGCTGGAGTTCGCAAAGCAGTCTCAGTCGGCATCTGCATACGAAGTTGTTGGCACACTGGTGAATGGCTTGGTGACAGCTAACCAGAAGCTATTGAACTTAAGCAAGCAAGTCAAAGAGATCCAGAAGATGGACAAAACACCAGAAGAAGCAGAAAAGACTACTGGTAATGTAACTAACAACCTATTTGTGGGAACAACCGCTGAGTTGCACAAACTGCTCAAAGGTGAATAATGGCAGAATACTATAATAATAACCAAAATCTAAAAGCCGTCAACGTTCCTGTTGAGTGGGATTTAGATAAGGTAAAAGAGTTTAAAAGATGTGCTGAAGATCAGATTTACTTTATTAAAACATACTGTAAGATTGTTAGTGTTGACGACGGTCTAATCAACTTCAATCTTTGGCCATTTCAGGAGAATATGGTCAATACATTTGAGACAAATCGTTTCTCTATTTGTAAACTGCTTCGTCAGTGCGGTAAGACAACTACAGTTTGCGCTTACATGCTGCATAAACTTCTTTTCAATAAAAACTATGCTATTGCTATTCTTGCCAACAAAGACATGCAGGCACGAGAAATCCTTAACCGTGTGAAGTTGATGTTTGAACATCTTCCCAACTGGTTACAGCAAGGCGTGAAGCGTTGGAATGAAGGCGACATTGAACTAGAGAACGGATCAAAGGCACTTGCATCAGCCACCGGTGGTTCTGCTGTTCGTGGTAAGACATTCTCACTTCTATATCTTGATGAGTTTGCGTTCGTTCCTAACAACATTCAAGAATCATTCTTCGCTTCAGTTTATCCTACGATCACTTCAGGTAAGACAACTAAAGTTATCATCACTTCAACACCGAATGGGATGAACCTATTCTATAAGTTGTGGTCCGATTCGGAACAAGGGCGTAACACATACGTTCGCTGCTCTGTTAACTGGAGAGACGTTCCTGGTCGTGACGAAGCATTCAAAGATGAATATATCAAAAACACCAGTGAACGTCAGTGGAGACAGGAATTTGAATGTGTTGCAGAAGAAACTATGATAGATGTCTACGATACAACAACAAATGAATATATGTGCATTCCTATAAGTCAACTATATAATACACTTTGAGATAGAGTTTCTTGGTTTTATAAATACAATAGAACTAGGAGATTTTTATGCATAGAAAAATATATGAAAAAGAGTATGGTCCTATTCCGAGAGATACAGAAGGTAGATCATATGAAATACATCATGTTGATGGTAACCATGCCAATAATGATATCATGAATCTTACTTGCGTGAGTATACAAGAACACTATGATATACACTATTCGCAGGGTGACTATGGCGCTTGTGTAATGATAGCAAAACGAATGGGTATGTCTCCGACATATATTAGTGATATACAAAAAGGTAAGAAAAGACCTGGTGTTGGCGGTGTAAAAAAGGGAACCACACCTTGGAATAAAGGCATCAGTGGATATTCTTTACCTAAAGCAAGTGAAGCAAAGAGAGGTAAAGTTTATCACAGCAAACTTGGTGAAAATGTTGACGCTATACTTGAACTATACAACACTAGACCATATATTGATGGAGTGGGTAAAGTTCAAAAGAATGGTAAAGTTTTATCATATGAACAAGCATTTAGTAAAAAGTATGCAGAAGAATATGGCGTAACATCTGCATGTATTAGAAAACTAGTAACAGGTAAAAGTTTCAGTGCAGTATAAAGAAAACACAAGATACAGAATAAAAACTCCTTTAGGATATAAAGATTTTTCTGGTGTGGTGTCAAAAACTACAGATACTTTGATTCGCTTTGATTTTGATGATACGTTTATTAGAGTATCACCTAAACATGTCTTTTTGACAGATAGTGGATTTTCTTTTGCAAAAGATTTGTCAATAGGACAAACAATAACTGGGAAAAAAATATCTAAGATTACGCTACTTACAGAAGGACCATATATAGTTTATGATCCAGTAGGCGTTGAAGAATCTGAAACATACTACTCTAATGATGTTGTGTCACACAATACAGAGTTCCTTGGTTCATCTAATACACTGATTGATGGTAACAAACTAGCACAGCTTACCTACATTGATCCTATTCTAACAAACAATGATGTTGATATGTATGAGGACGTGAATGAAAGTCGCGTCTATGCTACTGTGGTTGATACATCCCGTGGTTCTGGTATCGATTATTCTGCATTCATTGTGTTTGACATCACAGACGTACCATATCGAGTGGTAGCAAAATATCGTAATAATGAAATCGAATCTTTGGTTTATCCTACGATCATCTACAACGTGTCGCGACATTACAATGATGCATATGTTCTAGTTGAAATCAATGACGTTGGCCAACAGGTGGTGGACATTCTACAGCACGATCTAGAATATGAAAACGTACTATCAACAAAGACTAAAGGTCGCGCTGGCCAGAAGATCGGCGGCACTATGGGCGGTGTTCGTTTTGCTATGGGTGTTCGTACCACAACACAAGTCAAGCGTATTGGTTGTGCCAACTTTAAGAGTTTGGTTGAGAATGATAAGCTGATAATCAATGACTATGATCTTCTTCAAGAAATGTATCGCTTTGTTGAACACAATGCAAAGTATCAAGCCGAAGAAGGAAGTCATGATGACCTTGTTATGTGCTGCGTTCTGTTCTCTTGGTTAGTACATCAAGACTATTTCAAAGAACTAAGCAACAACGATGCAAGACTTGAAGTTTTGGCCAACAATCAGAGACTTATTGAAGAAAATCTTGTGCCATTTGGTTATGTTGATGAAGCATGGGAAGATCCCAATGCAGGTGATGATTTCGAATCGTCATTCAGACAGTGGTTGATGATGTAGCATCTAGTATTAGTTTTTTATAAATACAATCAAAGCAAACATAATCATAACCTGTTTTTGCGATAAGGGAGATAACAATGGCAATTCAAGTCAGTCCAGGCGTAAGCGTTACCGAATACGATGCAACCACAACAGTACCTGTCGTTTCGACCACAACTGGCGCTATTGCTGGTGTGTTTCGTTGGGGTCCAATCGGTCAGCTAGTTCTAGTTGATTCAGAAGTAACTCTATGGAAGCGTTTTGGTAAGCCAACCAATCTAAACGCCGAAACATTTTTCACAGCCGCAAACTTCCTTGCTTATGGTAACTCACTATACGTAAGTCGCGCTGCTAACACAACAGATACTACAACTGACGGCTATGGTACATTTAGTGCTATCGCTGATACAAGTGGCGCTATTGTTGCTAACGTTGCTGGTAATACGTATTGGGGTTCGAACGTTAACGCAAACTTCAATATCACAAACCAGACAGCATATAATACTGCTGCAAACAATGGTCAGTTTTCTTCAAATCCAACATACCTCTATACTGCAAAGTATCCAGGTGCAATCGGTAGCAGCCTTACAATCTCAACGGTTGATACTGCTAACGCATATTCATCAAACTTGGTGAATATCTCAAATACAACATTCACATTCAACTCGAATACTGCTGTACTTTCATTCAACGATACTTCAGCCATCATCAATGCTGCTACTGCTGCTGCTAACCTAGCTTCATATGTTGCATATCAAGCATTAACAGTTGGTGACTGGATCACAGTTGGTAACACAACAATCGGTACACAGACACTACAGGTTGCTTCGAAGGGCACTGCTCCTGCACTAGTAATCAATGCTGGCGTAACATTCACTGCTTCGTCAAACACTGTTACTGGTCTAAGCGGAATGACAAATGCTTACATTGGTTATTCTGTAAGTGCTTCTATTGCTGGTCTTGCTAACAACACCACAATCGTTTCTGTTCCAAGTTCAACATCAGTTGTTCTATCAAGCGCATTCACAGGATCAACCGGTTCAGCAACAATCAAAGCTGCACAAGAGTTCCTAAACCTTTCATTCTATACTCCATACACAATCTCAACACCTTGGAACGTTTCAGGTAACGTTGGTCGTCTATGGCAGTATTACAGTTCTGTAACTGGTGCACCAGCGGTTTCTTACTACGGTCAGAACTATGGCAATAGTGCTGCTGTTGATCAGATCCATGCTGTTGTCACAGATACACTAGGCAAGTTCACTGGCGTTCCAGGGCAGATCCTAGAAGTATTCCAGGGAATGTCACGCGCTACAGATTCTAAGACTGTTGATGGTGCAACCAACTACTATCTCAACATTCTAAATCAAAACTCAAACTATGTTTGGGTAACAAATCTACCAACTGCCTCATATGCAAACACTTCAGCGAATATGACAACATTGACCGATGTTGTTCCTACATCTATCGCATTTGCTGGTGGTCAAGACGGCTTCTCAGAAAGCAATGTTGGCACAAACATCGGTGCAATCACTGCTGCTTATGACCAATATAAGTCAACAGAGCGTGCTTCAATCTCGCTTCTATTGACTGGTAAGTCAGACGAAACAAATAGAACGCTACTTGGCAACTATCTAATCCAGAACATTGCTCAGCCACGTATGGACTGCGTTGTGTTCATTTCACCAAATGCTTCATCAGTTGTCAACAACGTAGGTAATGAACTTGCTTCTGTTCAAAACTTCCGTGCTGGCTTAACAGCATCTTCATATGGTGTCATGGATTCTGGCTACAAATATCAGTACGACAAGTACAATGACGTATACCGTTATGTTCCACTAAATGGCGACATTGCTGGTCTATGCGTCTATACTGATACGACTAAAGATCCATGGTGGTCACCTGCTGGTTTCAATCGTGGTCAGATCAAGAATATTGTCAAGCTTGCTTACAATCCAACCAAGACAGATCGCGATGTTCTATATCCACTAGGCGTTAATCCAGTTGTGACTTTCCCAGGTCAAGGAACAATCCTATACGGCGATAAGACATTAGCAAACCCATCAGCGTTTGATCGTATTAACGTTCGTCGTCTATTCATTATTCTTGAAAAGACAATCGCACAAGCTGCACAGAACTTGCTATTCGAGTTCAACAACTCGTTTACACAAACACAGTTTGTTTCACTTGTTACACCATTCTTGCAACAGGTACAAGGTCGCCAGGGCATTACTGATTTCCAAGTTGTTTGCGATTCAACAAACAATACACAAGCAGTCATTGATGCAAATCAGTTCGTCGGCGACATTTATATCAAACCAGCACGTTCAATCAACTTTATCCAGTTGAACTTCGTTGCTGTAAGAACAGGTGTTGACTTCTCTGAAATTACGGCTGCTATCTAAGGCTAATGAGATAAAATAGGAGAATAATCAATGACCTTTAGCGTTAACGATATTAAATCAAATCTAACTGGGGGCGGCGCTAGACAGTCGCTCTTCAGTGTTCAGTTCAACAATCCAGGAAATCCTCTTGCAGATAGGAAGATGCCTTTCATGATAAAGGCATCTTCTATTCCAGAAGCAAGACTAGGAAACATTCAAGTTCCTTATTTTGGTCGTAAGATTAATCTTGCGGGTGACCGTACATATGCGGATTGGACAGTAACCGTAATCAATGATGAAGACTTTTTAGTCCGCAATGCTATGGAAGATTGGTCAAATAAAATCAATAGTTTTCAAGGCAACTTAAGAACTATAGCGGGAGGATCATCATCACCACTTGCATACAAAGCAGATGCTACTGTTACGCAATATAGCAAGACAGGCGCGGCTATTCGCCAATATACTTTTCATGGTATCTATCCTGCTGATATTTCTGCAATCGATCTAGACTGGAACACAACAGATCAGATCGAAGAGTTCCGCGTAACATTCATGTACGATTGGTGGGAGGTCAAACCCGGTCCAACAGGCAATGCTGGCGGTAACTAATATAAGTAGACTGTAAAGGTTTACTGAGGAATTGTTATGGTAAAGTTATTTGGTTGGGAATTCAAGAGAGAAGAAGAACAACTAGACATCCCATCATTTGCTCCTAGAGAGACAGATGATGGGGCTCTAGTTGTTTCTGCTGGTGGTACTTACGGTACGTATCTCGACTTAGAAGGTTCTGCTAGAACTGAAGCAGAAATCGTTGCCAAGTATCGCGAAATGTCTATTCAGCCAGAAGTAGAACTGGCGGTTAATGATATCGTTTCGGAAGCGATTGTTAAAGAAGACAATAAAAAGATTGTCGAAATCAATCTAGACGATCTAGAATATGCCGACAATATCAAAGAACGTATTTCTCAAGAATGGGAAAAAGTTTCAGAGTTATTTGATTTTAATAACTACGGCTACGAAATCTTCAAGCGTTGGTACGTTGATGGTCGTCTATACTACCACGTGATGATCGACATCAATGATCCTCGTTCAGGCATCAAAGAACTACGCTATATTGATCCACGTAAGATCAGAAAGATCCGTCCAGTCAAGCGTGTTCGTAAAGGGCAGATTTACACCAACGTAACAGACTCAGAGTTCTACATGTATAATGAACGCGGCTTCAAAGGCGCTTCTGCTACCGGTATGGACAATCAGGGGCTACAGATCGCCAAGGACTCAATCGTCCACGTCACATCTGGTGTGGTCGATAAAGATAATAAAATCGTCCTTGGCTATCTACACAAAGCAATCAAGCCACTTAACCAGCTTCGTATTCTAGAAGACGCTACGGTCATCTACCGTATCTCTCGTGCGCCAGAGCGTCGTATCTTCTCAATCGATGTTGGCAATCTACCAAAAATGAAAGCCGAGCAGTATGTTCGCGACATCATGGTCAAGCACAAAAACCGCTTGATCTACGATGCCACGACAGGCAACATTCGTGATGATCGTAAGTTTATGACGATGCTAGAAGACTTCTGGTTCCCTCGCCGTGCTGATGGTGGTGGTACTCAGGTTACTACATTGCCTTCAGGTCAGAACCTAGGCGAACTAGCCGACGTTGAATATTTTGAAAAGAAACTTTATCAGTCGCTAAACGTTCCTGTGTCTCGCATGATCAGCGACTCTGGATTCAATCTAGGGCGTTCATCTGAAATCAGCCGCGATGAGTTGAAGTTTCAGAAGTTTATTCTTCGCCTTCGTACCAAGTTTGCAGAACTATTCTACAAGACACTTGAAAAGCAGCTTATTCTAACTGGTGTTATTTCAGACGTAGACTGGAAAGACATTCACAATAAGATTCACTTTGACTTTCAGGTTGACAACTACTTCGCAGAGTTGAAGCAAGCTGAAATCATTACAAACAGAATCAATACACTTGCTCTAGTTGATCCATATGTTGGTAAGTATTACTCAGAAGAGTGGGTACAGAAGCAGATCCTACAGCTATCAGATGATGATATTGCACAGATGCAGATTGAAATGCAAGAAGATGTAGAGAAGAACTTTGAGTTGCAGAAACAACAAATGGAACTTCAAGCACAACTTCCTCAGCCACAAATGCCTGATGACGGTTCTGGTGCACCAGCTGGACCTCCTGGACAACAACAAAGTGGGCCAGAAGAACCCCAGCTAAGTCAGTAATACTATAAATATAAATAAGAATAATCAAAAAGTGGAGAATATTATGTCAGACTATGATTCATCAGATATCGTTAACTTTGCTATTGACGGTAATATTGTCGGAGTTCAAGCAGCCGTTGATTCTATTCTAAAGGATCGCGTTGCAGAAATCCTAGACGATAAGAAGATTGAAGTAGCAAAGAAGTTTTTTAACACAGAGGACTAATATGGCTGACCAAGACAACAAATCAAAGATGGCGATTCCAAATCAGCCTAAGGACTTGGCTCGTAAACTAGTCAAGGCTCCTGCTGAAGACATTGCCAACTACGTTCTTGGTGATGCAGCTAAAGCTGGCATTAAGAAGTTTGGTGCAGCACATCCAACACTTAGACGCAATCAGCCAAATATGTCTCCAAAAGAAAATGAAGACACTTTTGATGGTGGTAGCGTAAAAGATGATACAACTCGACGTGCCGATTATGAAACTGGCCAAGACGAAGCTGCATATCGTAACGGACATGGCGAAACAAACAAAGAAAAAATCAAAAAGAAAGTTGCCGAATCTGTAGTTGCTATGGCTGCACGTAAGGTAAAGGTAGAACCAGTCAATGCACAAAAGAAAGGTGCAATGTCTACGCATGGTTCAGAGCATGAAACCTCAGAAGTTGCTGGTGATGAAACATCAGAACCGCAACAAAAGAAGCATCATGTAAAGATTCCACCACAGGTTGTTACCAGTGAAGCGTATCTATCAGAACTAGGTGAGCCAATGGCTCCTGCTCCAGCAACTTCAGACAGCCCAGGTTGGTCAGGTCAATCATCTTCATCAGATCAGCCAGGAATGGGCAAAGACGGCAGCAACAAGAACACAGATTCAGATGCTGGCGACGATGACAGCGACGAAGGTGCAGACGAAACTGTAACTGCCGCCCGTGACAATCTTGAAGTGATTGCTACACAAGCCGCCGAACTATACGAAAACATTGAAGACACCGCAAAGCTTCCTGATTGGGTTCTAGAAAAACTAGAACTAGCCAAGAACTTTGTCAACTCAGTCGCAAAGCATATCTCGGACACTAAGGACGAAGATAGTGACGATGAAGACGATGACGGTTCAGAAAACAAAGACAACACCGATACAGCAAAGCCAACTGCTTTCAAAAACAACGGTGAGCAAGCACTAGCTAAAGAAGAAGTCCTATCAGCTAAAGCTGGTCGCGCAGGCAAAGACTTGGGCAAACCAGGCAAAAGCTTTGCTATGATTGCTGCTAAAGCTGGTAAGAAATACGGTTCAAAAGAGAGCGGCGAAAAGGTTGCTGGTGCAATACTCGCTAAGATTCGCAAAGCACACGGAGTAAAGTAAGATGAAACTCATTTGCGAAATGCTAGACAGCAAACTTGATGTTCTAAAAGAAGCCACTGAAGGTGGCAAGAAGCAATATCATGTTGAAGGTGTTTTTCTCATGGGTGATCGCCCTAACAAGAACGGTCGTATCTATGAGTCAAAAGTTCTTGCTAAAGAAGTCGCTCGTTACACAAAAGAACTTATTGAAACAAATCGCGCATACGGTGAACTAGGTCACCCTGCTGGTCCATCAATCAATCTAGATCGTGTTTGCATGATGATCAAGTCGCTTCGCCAAGAAGGGTCAGACTTCATTGGTAAAGCAAAGATCACAGAAACACCAATGGGATTGATTGTAAAGAATCTTTTAGATGAAGGCGCAAACTTAGGCGTTTCATCGCGTGGCATGGGAACACTAAAATCAGTCGATGGCATCATGCGCGTTCAAGATGACTTTATGCTTGCCACTGCTGCTGATATTGTTGCTGATCCTTCCGCACACAATGCATTCGTTCGTGGCGTAATGGAAAACGTTGAATGGGTTTATGACGTTGCTGCTGGTTCTTGGAGAGCCGCAGAGAAACTAGAAGAAACCAAAAAAGAACTAAAGAAGATGTCGATGACGGAGATTTCTAATAATCAAATGCGTCTTTTCGAAAACTATCTAAGTTCTCTCGCGACGAAAACATTTTTATAAATAGCATATAGTAAATAAAAGGAAGCAATAGTCATGGAAGAAAAGACCATTCAAGATAAGGATCTTCGCGATATCGCAGAGAAAGCAGCCCGACATGCACATAAATCTGGCATGTCAAAGGAAGAAGCCCATCAGCATATCTATGATGAAGTAGAAGATGCTAATGAAGGTCATCCACACGCTGCTGCTGTTGCTCACGGAAAACGCCACTACGCAAAGGTATGTTCAATGAAAGAAGAAAATCTACAAGAGTTCGCCGCTTCCGATGGTATCAGCCACACAGCCGATCCACTAGGTAAGGATGGTCATAAAGGTCGTGATGCTGATAAGCTATCAGGTGGTCAAGAAGCAATGCCACAGTTTGCTACTAAAGCAGAAGCTATCAATGCTCTTATGGCACACGTTTCAGGTATGCCAACACAGAAGATCGGTGATATCTTCAAGGGTCTAACCGACGACAACTTCAAGCACGATGCATCAAAAGCCAAAGCTACTCGCCGTAATCCTGGTGCAATGGCCAAGGACGATATGTCAGACGGCGAAACTATCGCACAAATGCATCTCTCACCAACATCAGCTAAGGGTTCATCAGCCGCTACTATCGCTGCTGAAGACCTAGACATCATGTTTGGTGGTGAAGAACTATCAGAAGAAGTACGTGAAAAAGCACGTACCATTTTTGAAGCTGCTGTTAATGCGCGTCTATACGCTGAAGTTGCCCGCATCGAAGAAGAGTTTGAATCAAATCTAGTTGAAGCCCTAGCAGACAAGATTGAACAACTATCAGAGAACGTTGACAAGTATCTCTCATATGCCGTCGAACAATGGGTTGCAGATAATGAGATTGCTATTGAATCGGGTCTAAAGGCTGAAGTCGTTGAAGGCTTCATTCATGGTCTTAAGGATCTATTTGAACAAAACTATGTTGATATTCCAGAAGACAAAGTTGATGTTATCGAAGAACTATCACAGCAAGTGATTGATCTTGAAAGCCGCGTCAACTCAGTTGTTAAAGAAAATGTTGAGTTGAAGGATTATGTCGATTCTCTAGAAGTTGATAGAGTATTCGCAGAAGCAGTTGATACACTTCCTCTAACACAACAAGAAAAGCTTCGTTCACTTGTTGAAGGCATCGAATATTCAGACGTGACTGAGTTCACTAAGAAGCTTGGTGTAATCAAAGAGACCTACTTCCCAACTGAAGGTGGAAAGAAAACAGTCGCTTTGACCGAAGCAACAGACTATGAAACTGATGACGATGATCATTCAGACGTATCTGGACCAATGTCAGTATACATGAGAGCAATTTCGCAATCTGCAAAAAAGTAAAAATATAAATAACTGTAACCCAAATAGAAAGAAAAAGGGAGAACACAATGTTACTCAACGAACAGATCCAATCAAAGTGGGGCCCAGTGCTTGAACATCCTGATCTTCCAAAGATCCAAGATGCACACAAGCGTTCGGTTGTTGCACAGCTACTTGAAAACACCGAAACCGCTCTACGCGAAGCTGGTGCCCAAGGCTCAATGCAGTCACTTCTAGAAACTTCAGACTCAGCCCCAACTAACGTTTCAGGTGGTTCACTAAACTACGATCCAGTGCTTATCTCACTAGTTCGTCGTGCGATGCCTAACCTAATCGCTTATGACATCTGCGGTGTTCAGCCAATGACTGGTCCAACTGGGCTAATCTTCGCTCTACGTCCACAGTATTCAAACCAGGCTGGCAACGATGCGTTCTACTACGAACCAAACACTGCCCAGTCATCATACTACGGCTCAAACGCTTCTATCACTGCTAATACAACTGTTGGTAACACACAGGTTGTCGGTGGTGCTTCAAGCGATCTTGGTGGCGTCTATGGCGTTTCAAACACTGTCATTGTTTCAGGTAACTCACAGACCTACAACTTTGAAGGTGGTATGCAGACCTCATATGCTGAACAGCTAGGTTCAACCACACTAGGCAACGATTTTGCTCAGATGGCCTTCTCAATCGATAAGGTTACTGTTACTGCAAACTCACGCGCTCTAAAGGCTGAATATTCAATCGAACTAGCCCAGGATCTAAAAGCAATCCATGGTCTAGATGCAGAAACAGAACTTTCAACCATTCTTTCTGCTGAAATCCTTGCTGAAATCAACCGTGAAGTCGTTCGTACAGTTGTTCTAACTTCAGCCGCAGGTGCTGTTGATACTACTAACCCAGGCGTATTCGACCTTGACGTTGACTCAAACGGCCGTTGGTCAGTTGAAAAGTTCAAGGGCCTAATGTTCCAGATCGAACGTGAAGCTAACGCTATTGCCAAGGCAACTCGTCGTGGTAAAGGTAACATCCTAATCTGTTCATCAGACGTTGCTTCTGCTCTACAGATGGCCGGTGTTCTTGACTACGCTCCTGCTCTAAACAGCAACAACCTCCAGGTTGACGATACAGGCAACACCTTTGCTGGTGTCCTAAATGGTCGCATTCGCGTCTATATCGATCCATATGCTGGTGGTAACTACGCCGTTGTCGGTTACAAGGGTTCATCAGCATTTGATGCTGGTGTGTTCTACTGCCCATACGTTCCACTACAGATGGTTCGTGCAGTTGGTCAGGATACCTTCCAGCCAAAGATCGGGTTCAAGACACGCTACGGCATGGTCGCTAACCCATTCGCTGCTGGTGCAGTCAACGGTGCTGCTTCAACTACAACTGGTGCGCTCGTTCAAAATCAGAACGTTTTCTACCGTCGTTTCGTTGTTGCGAATATCATTTGATGGGTATACTTTTTATATAAATACTCTTGCGAGAGTATTCTAAAGTAGCATTAATGCTCCCGCGATAACATCAAGGGAGCATTTTTGTATGCAGAAATATGGTTTCGTTTACATTTGGTATGACCGTAAACACAAAAGATATTATGTGGGATGTCATTGGGGAACAGAAAATGATACGTATGTTTGTTCATCTAGATGGATGAAACAGGCATATAGAATAAGACCACAAGACTTCAGAAGAAAAATATTGAAAACAAATATCGAAACAAAACAAGAAATGTTCAATGAGGAGTATAAATGGCTTAGTCTTATTTCCAATGATGAACTTGGCAAAAAGTATTATAACCTAAACAATAAAAACAATACACATTGGTCTAACAATGAAGAAATATCAAAAACAGTAGGTCAAAAGATATCAGAAGCCAAAACAGGCAAATCAAACGGACCTAGACCACAGGAAGTAAAAGATAAAATCAAAGAAACTAAACGTTCTCGATCATACATCAAAACACCAGAGATGCTTGTTAATATGAGCAATGCACAAAAAGGCAAAAAGCAATCAGAAGAAACCAAGAGAAAGAAATCTGAATCTTTGAAACTTGCATACGCTGAAGGCAGAAAGCAACGTGGCAATACACCAGGATACAAACAGATTAGAAAATCAAAAGTCGAATCTACATAAGTAATCTATAACATAAAATATATTACAAACCTTCGGGGGGAATCGAAAGGTTCCCCCCCCTTTCTTTATGTCTAATGATCTGTTGATATAAATACAGTATCAAATGACTTATGCGTGTATTAGGAGATTTTCATGACATTTAAAACACCAGCAAACAATTCTGTAATTCAGCCAGTAGG